TGCAACAATTGGAATTGAAGAACCAATATTTTTACAAAACCAAAATTCCAATGGAATAAATAACTCTATTTCTTCTTTTCCATTTGAGAAATTATTTACTTCTTCAATATCACCAATAATTATATTATATCCTCTTTGATTATCTCCTGTTAATTCTCTCCATATATTCATCCATTCGCCATATTGTTTATCTATAACTTGACCACCAATTTCTAATTCAACACTTTTTATTAATGCATATCCAATTCTTTTAACCCACATAAATCTTTTATATGGATCATCATTGCCTTCATTATCAAAAAAATTACCAATTTTTGGTAAAGTAACCATTAAAAAAACTTTATGAATTAAATCTCCTGCTTTTGTTATTGTACAAGATACTTTTTTTCCAAAATTAGGTTTACTATTAAAATCTAACTTAATTTGTTCAATTGAAAAATTTGTATGTCTTCTATAAACCATTTTAAAAAAAGTTATTTGAGGATCTTTAACTAAAAAAATATCTTGAACTCCAATAGCTACTAATTGTAATAAACCGCCACCCATTTATAAAATAGCCTATACAATAATTTTAATCAATTAAACGGATTTATTTTTTAATATTAAAAAAACTTTACGAATTAGATTTCGTGCTTTTGTTATTGTACAAGATACTTTTTTTTTAAAATTAGGTTTACTATTGAAATCTAACTTAATTTTATGTCTTCTATAAACCAGTATAAAAAAAGTTTCTTTAGGTGAATAATTAGTTAAATAAATATCTTGAACTCCAATAGCTACTAAATGTAATAAACCTCCTGTCATTTATAAAATAGCCTATACGATAATTTTAATCAATTAAACGGATTTATTTTATAAAATACTTAATTTTATAAAATAAATTATTTGATAAGTAATTAACACATTATAAAACATTCTATACAATTTTTTTATTACTTATTTATGGTTCATAAAATATTAAACCAGACATACCACTAATACACCTTAATACATTGTAACCCCGTCCAAATAAAATAAGTTGAAATCTTTTTCCACTTTTAATTAAACTAATCATTTCATCAGAAAATTTAAATTTTAATTCAAATAATTCGATCATAGATAAATTTGCGGTTCCACTTGGTTGATATTTTTCAGGATATATGCTAAATGTATATGAATATACCCCTCTAGGAGGATCTCCTGTTCTTTTTCCATAACTCTGCACATAATTATAAAACTTTGCAGATTTAGGTTTTTCTCTTTCCCGACCATTAAAATTAAAACTAAATTCTGAAAATACATCTTTAATATTATAATCTGAATCTTGATAATAGTACTTATTCCATTTTTTTTGACCATGCATCAAAGATCCATTAATATCATCTAAATCTCTAAATGCCCAAATAAATTCTTTAGTTGGATTTTTAAAGTAGACTTTTTTAATAATTTCTGTTTCATTATTTTGAAAAAAATTCTTATCAATAATTAATCCATCATCAATTTGTATTGTTTCAATTAAGTATTCTAATTTACTGTTAGCCAATCTCTTTCTTTCTTCTTTTTCAACATATACATAATCTGCAATTAACTTACATTTAATTCGTGGTTTTCTAATAATTTCTGCTTCACTTTGATAATATGCTAATTGTTCAAATGACCTAGTTTGTACTGATAAAACAATATCAGTATGAATTAAATTAACAAGTGGTAATCCAGTGGCAAAATATTTACAAAACCAGAATTGTAATGGGATATATAACCTTGTTGCTTCTTTTGGTAAATTATTAAACATAAATAGTTCTGGTGTATGCCCAGTCATTTTATTATAACCATAATCTGTTCCAATAGATCCTTGTAATGATCTTAAAATTTCCAATATATCTCCAGTATGCAAGTCTATTTTTTGCCCACCTATTAAAATTGAAATCTCTTTGAATAAAAAATGTCCTATTCTTTGAATCCAAGCAAAGTTAGCATTCATATTACCTTTAGAATAATTTAATAGTGTTGATAATACAGTATTGTGCAAGGTATCAATTGATGTTATTATATTATTTTTCTTATTAATAAAATATTCTAATATATTATTTTTTGTTTCTATTACAGAATTCATTTTTAATGATATAATTCCTGCATTTACAAAACTGTTTTTTTGTACTTTATTTAATATATAATCTTTAATGTTATCCGAATTATAAAAACGGTTATATTTAGCTAACACAATATTTTTATCAAGATACATAGTATTTTTTGTAATATTTAATGTATTATATAAATCTAATAATGTACTATTTAATCCATATTTATTTATAATATAATTTTTAATATTATTACCAAGAGTAAATGAACCAGTAATATCATCTATACCAATAAATTCAATATATGTATTACCATATATATCAATACCTCCATTTTGAATAATATCATCAGTATTTTTTATTAACTTAATTGTCAATATATCATCAATTTGTGTGAAATCGGAATGTGTTAATAATAATTTTTTATAAATAAATTCATTTATTTTTGTTCTAATTGTTGATATTCCTGTATATAAAAGATCTTGTTTATTATATAATTCATTTTTAATATCCAATAAAAATTTAAATTTTGTGTATCTTTCTAATAATAATTCATATTGTGATGCTCTTCTAATTAATCCTTCACCATCAGTCTGATTAATAATATTTATTAATTCATCACTAATATTATAGAAATCATAAGTATTATCATTAAGTAGTATACTATAATTATCAGTATCTAATATATCATTAATAATATTATCAAAATATGCCTTTCCTTCAGCACCAAATTCAGTAAGAATATTATCAATTATATCAACATTAAAAAAATTATTAAAAGCTATTTTAAATTGTTTTCTTATATGTAAATATATACAACTTGCCGCATCAACGTATCTACCATTACCAATTGATGGTCTATTATCTTGATCAGTTTCTTCATTAATTATTGTTAATTCAAATTGTGCAAATGGTAAAGGATTAATTATAATATTAGAATCCCATTTAACTCTTCCTATAGAAAATCCATTTATATAATTAACATATGTTGGAAAATTATCTGATGTTACATCAATTCTATAACTATTAATAATATCAATTATTATACTAAATAATGTATCCGTAATAGTATATTTATCACTCTCTTCATTATTGTATTCATTTTTCAGTATTGTTAATTCATTAATCCATCTATCACAAACATACTCTGATAACTCTTCATATTTAGTTTCATTATATACAATAGGTTCAATTCTTCTTAAAATTGTAATATTTAGAATATCATTGTCTACTATTTTATTATTAGTAAGTGCAATATAATTAGAAATATCATTTGTTGTTCCTCTCCCAGTTAATATGTAATCTCTTACTAATTGATGAAATTGTCCCCCATTAGAGTCTATAATATTAAATATATCAGTTTTATAAGTTCTTGAAGTTGTATTATATAATTTTGTATCAATAAATCTTCTTATTTTATTTTGATCACCAATTGTACCATCAGTATCCTCAGTATCTTCATCGCTTGTTGATAAATTTTGAGTTAAATCATTTGGATTTCTAATTGAATAATAATCTCTAATATTAATAACTGACTGTATTATATTTACGATCATTACAGAAGGTATGTAATTCATAGACAAAACATTTTCAAGTGATGCTTTTTTATCATTTGATAACCATGTATATGTATCCGGTATTTCTAAATTTGTCCATAAAGTTTCATTTTCAAAATAATCATTATAAAGAGAATTCGAAAATAAATTTGTAAGAGTGTTATGAAATACATTAATTTTGTTATCAATATATGTTTTAAAAAAATGCGTTACGCCCGGATCTCCTTCATAAGCTGGAGTAACAAAAGTATTACTAAAATTATCATCAATTTTCATAATTGTATTATCAATAATCGAATTATTTATAAATGTTTCTGTTCCATTATATGTTGTGCTCGTAGTATCATATTTATATCTTTTATAAATAAAAAATTTATATGTATTTCTAGTAACATTTAATGCTTGTTTTAATAATTGTATATTTTTTAACAAACCGATATTCATTGTTGTAGTTAATAATTCTAATTTATCAGTTGGATCGAAATTATTTGATAATACGCTGTTATTTTTTTCTAAAAAATTATTAAGAATAATATATGAATCATATTTAGTATATTCTGTACTGTCTATTTGATTAGCTTCATAGTGTAGTATAACTTTATTTTTAATTTGGTCTTTAATTGAAATATCGGATGATGTGATATTTAATGCTAATCCATCTATTAAATCAATTAAGTTTAAATTTTTATTCATTATAGAATACATTGAATCAAATACATATTGATTATCTTCATCTAATTCCAATGCTATTTTTTTGAATATTGAATGATAATATTCTATCACTCTTTCAAATGTCCACATTTCTCTATTTAAATAGTTATTATTAAAAAATAATACAATTTCATCATAAAGAGTATTAAATGTACCCCCTTCATTCATTATTGAGTCAATTATACCATCATAATAATCATCGTTTCCTTGATTAGTATCATAATTATTTATGATATTAATGACATTGTTAATTGTCTCTAATTCTGATTCTAAACTGGATATTTTTTGAGTTATTAATGTGCTGACATTTGCATATTCATCTGATCCAAAAATATTTATATTATTACCATTCAACCAATTTATTCCATTATTTTTTAATATTGTATATATTGTTTTATTTGTAACAAGTTTATATTTAATATTTATTCTAGGAAGATCAACAACTAATGTTAAATTTGTAAGTAAATCACCTAATCTTTTTATTTTACAATGAAATCTTTTATTGAAATTTGTTTTTCCTGCAAAATTAAGTATTTTTTGATAAATAGAAAAGTTAACATGTCTTCTATATACAGCTTTAAAAAAAGTAATTTCGGGGTCTCCAGTTATAATTAAATCTTCTGCACCCCTTGATACCAATTGTAATATACTACCTCCCATAATAATATAATATATTAAATTTATTTAAACTGTTTTTAATAAAATAATAATAAAAATTATTCCCTATTACTGAATGCTAAAGCACCATATCCGCCTGAAAATCGTAAAACATTATAATTAACAGCAAATATTTTTAGAGAAATTGTATCATTGTCATTAAACATATCTGGATCAAATTGAAATAACATTTTTACATTTGTTAATCTACTCATATTACATTGACCTGATGGTTGATATTCTGTTGGATATAAAGCGAAAGAATAACAATTTATTCCTTTATCTGGACTTCTTTTAAAATATCTATATGGTTGTATAAGCTGATAATATTTTCCATTATATAATTCAGCTTCTTTATTAGATACAATATCAACTCTATTCTCATCACAAAAGAATATATTTGTATTAATAATTGGGTCTTTAGTTTTATTTATATCTGATGTATAATTATCCCATCTGCATTTATTGTATCCAGATGAATTTTCTCTGTATGATTTTTTTGACGCTACCCAAAATAGTGCTTTTGTTGGATGAATAAAATCAAGTTCAACTTCACAATTCTGAGTAAATAAATCATCTATTTCATGTATTTGAACATTTTCAATTAAATATTCATTACTTACTTGTGCAAATCTTTTTCTTTCATCTCTCCCAAGAAAAACATAGTCTACATATAATCTACCTTGAAGTTGAATATGTTCATCTTCTTCTAAATCAAACAATGTCATTGCGTTTGTATAATTATCCAATTTAATTTCAACATCTTGTTCAATATATGCAACTTCATTTAATGTTTTAGTTTTCAATCTAAAAATAACATCATTGTTCTCTAAAGAGACTATTGGTAATGATAAACCATTAAAACGATTAAACCAAAAATTAAGAGGAACTTTTATTGAATATGAAGGTCTAATGTTTCTATCAAAAGTAGTTAATTTTATAACATTTCCTATCATTTTATCATAATTAATTTCGTGCGTGTCTTTTAATGTTAATTGATTCCATATATTAATCCAATCACTATAATGTTTATCAATTGTTGTGCCTCCAATATCAATTTCAACATAATCAATTAATGCATGACCTAATCTATCAACCCATGCAAATTTAGCATAAGGGGATATAGTATCATCATAAATTAATTTTGCATTTTGCATTTTTTGTTGATATGTTGTTTGTATTTCTTTCATAAGCAATCGTGCATTTTCTAATTTCCCAAATAATTCATCTTTATTATTACCTGAATATGAATCTGAAATATCTTTAATATAAATATTAGTAATATTATATGTTAATCTGTCATCGTTTAAAATAGCAATATAGTTTGCAATTTCTGATGTATTTACTCCTTCATTAAATTGAGTTATATTACTATTATAAACATTTGTGATAATTGATTGTATATCAGAAACAGAACTATTTGATGCTTTATATATTATATATGCATCTCTATACATCTTCATATTATAAAAATGAAAATCAATAATTTGGTCATATTTTGTTTTTGTTGTATTATATGTAGTTAATGTAGCACTAGAATCAGGTATTGTATATCGTTTAAGTCTAACTTGAGGAATATCAAATTCTAAATACATTCTATAAAGCAAATCGCCATTTTTTGGAATAGTTATAGTTGATGTTGTATCAAAACCAAATTCATCATCAAAATCAAGTTTTAATGATTCAATAGCAAAATTAGTATGTCTTCTATATACAATTTTAAAAAAAGTAATTTCTGGACTTCCTGTTAAATATATATCCTGTGTACCATAAGTGGCGAGTTGTATAATACCTCCTCCCATTATAAATTTATTAAATAAATAAAAAATAAATTATTTCCGCATTTTATCAAAATATTAGAAAAAAGAAATTATGTTAATAATTTTTTTTTTCATACAATTGATACATAGAGAGTGCACACACTAATACACATATAGTGCACATACACACATAGAGTGCACACACTAATACACATATAGTGCACATACACACATAGACACATAGACACATAGTGCACACATACACACATAGTGCACACATACACACATAGTGCACACTAATCCGCCAGGGGATTACTCTCCCCAGCAATCCAGCTCATGGACTGCGCCAAACCCATGTTGCACTGGAGACGGCTTGGAAGCCACGGGTAGACTTCGGGCAACGTTCTCTACCTCGCTCTCATCAGTTTCCGAATAGTCCTCAGCGAGGGCACTGAAGCAGCCACGATTAGCCGATTCGTCCACAGCCACAGCACTGACTGGCTCATTGGGGTTCATCACCAGAGTGCGCTTACACGATGTCTCCCATCCCTCAGCATTAACCTTCGCTGCAGGCTTCGCTACAGGCTTCCGTTCAGCAACCTTGTAATCACTCCGACCACCACGCTTGCCGCGCTGGCGGGTCTTAGCCTTTGTGGTTGCCGCTGTGGGAGTTGCCGTAGGTGTTGCTGATCCGACAATGGATTGAACCATTGGATGCAAAGCTTCAAATGGCAAGCCTGTTGGCAGTGTGAGCAGAGCTTCAGTCATATCGAGACCTAGCAGACCCACAAGACCAGCCTTGATAATGACCGCATTATGCGTGCGCATTGGGCTTGTCATCAGCGCCATTACCGCATCAATCGTCGCGGCGGGCTTGTGTGCATTCACCACGTCAGCATACGGCGTAGGACCCTTTGGCTTCTTGGGTGCTCCTGGTTGCACTTCAAAACGAACACGTCGAGGAGGTGACATTGTCGCCTTGTCGGTCTGCTGGCTACCAACGATAGTTTCGCCACGGTATAGCCGAGAGCGCCTCTGTGGGGTAGACTTACCAGAACTCAGATTCTGTGCCTCACGCTGCTCAGTGAAGTTCCTCTTAGCGGCAATTCGCTTAGAGAGTTCTTCACGACCCTGCTCCTTGAGAGACTCAAACAATGACATGAGATACGGTATGAGGCGTACCTTGCCAGCATGTGGTCCGTGATCCATGGTGCGACCACTGGGGTCCGCCACGCGCTCACACATACCATTTG